CCCGTACTACGATCGGCCACCCTGCAATTGGCCAAGGCCTATAAAGAAAAGTACGATAAAAAAATGCAGGTTAATTCAACACTTCGCACCAATGAAGAGCAAGCGGGACTTTATAATGCCTGGGTTGCAGGAGGCAAAAAAGGAAACTTGGTTGCACCCCCGGGCACAAGTCAACACAATCTTGGTCAAGCAATGGACATTCAACACGATGTATATGCACTTGACACAGAATTGGGTCTAGGCAAATACAATTTAAAAACTATCCCCAACGATTGGCCACATATACAAACAATCAACACCAAGGCCACAGATGCCACTACAGAACCCAAGGCCAGTGGTCCCGGTGACCAATTGGTTGTATTGATCACTGGACTAGAAAAAGCCGGTGAAGCATACAAGACCGGTGTTCGAGCCCTGGCCGCACAATTAACTGGGCTAGGTGCTGCCGCAGAAGTGTTTAGTTGTACTGATATAGGCGGAGCCTCTGCTTATGTTGTAAAAAATCGTGGAACCAAGAAGGTAATATTAATTGGATTTAGTAAAGGTGCTGAAATAGTTAACCAAATGGCTGCCACAGGTATGAAAATAGACCTCATGGTGTGTATTGACGGGTTCCCCACAGTGGGCATGCGTTTGGCCAATTTACCATCAAATGTAGTACGAGCAGTGAACTATTATAATCCTCGTAATTATGGCGATGCTGGTTACGGTAACCCTTATCCAGCTCCTCCGCCAGCACCAAGAGTTACCCACATAGCAAGCAGTGTCAATCACATGGCCATCGTGGCAGCGGTATCGGCTAACATAATTTCTGATGTGAGATCGGCGTAATTTTAGAATAAATATATTACTATGACCACACTATACAAAGGATTCAGCACTGTCAACCGATACAAAAAGTTTCGTGTCACTGACATTGACTTGATCAAACAGGACTTGATCAATCATTTCAACATTAAAAAAGGTGAAAAAGTCATGCAACCGGACTTTGGCACCATTGTTTGGAGCCTGTTGTTTGAACCCATGACTGCCACTGTGCGTCAAGCCATCATCGATGATGTCAAGTCGGTGGTGGGATATGATCCACGCACCAATTTACAAAACATAACCATCAACGAATACCAGAACGGTATACAAATAATGGTGGATCTACTGTATATTCCCACCAATCAATTGACAGCATTGAACTTGCAATTTGATTCCAATACACAACGACTCACAGTAAGATAGCTAATAATATACCCTGTTTTTGATTGTAATAAATACTCTATAAGGGATATTTTCGCATGTCTATCACTACACGTCAAACAAATTTATTGGTAAACCAGGACTGGACTACCCTGTACCAGAGTTTTCAAAATGCCAACTTTCAAAGCTATGACTTTGAAACCATACGCAAAAGCATGATCGATTATCTGCGTAACTACTATCCAGAAGATTTTAATGATTTTACAGAAAGCTCAGAGTACATAGCATTAATTGACTTGATTGCTTTTTTAGGACAGAGTCTAGCATTTAGAACAGATTTAAATGCACGTGAAAGTTTTTTTGACACTGCACAAAGACGTGACAGTATTTTAAAACTGGCCAGTTTAATCAATTACAATGCCAAACGTACTGTACCTGCTGCGGGCTATTTGAAAATTGACAGCATCACCACCAGCGAGAGTGTGACAGACAGCAACGGCCTAGATCTAGCCAACCTGTTGATCAATTGGAATGACACCACCAACGAAGATTGGCAAGAACAATTCACTGCCATATTTAATGCTGCTTTAATTAACAATCAAAACATCGGCACTCCGGGCAACACACAAGACATCAATGGCATCATGACCAGTGAGTACAGCATTAATTTATTGGGCGGAGTGATTCCCACTTACACTTTCAATGCCACAATAGAAGGCACCAGTACACCGTTTGAAGCAGTGAGTGCCACATCAGCAGGACAAAGTTATGTATACGAAGCCAGTCCGGCACCCAGTGGAAAATTCAATATCCTGTATCAAAATGACAATCTTGGCAATGCCAGCAACAACACCGGGTATTTTGTTTACTTTAAACAAGGTACACTGAACAATTTAGTTTTAAACCTACAACAGAGTTTACCCAATCGCATAGTCAATGTCAACTACGACAACATCAACAACACAGATGTTTGGTTGTATAAACTTGACAATGCTGGAGTACCCAATACCATATGGAGCAGTGTTCCTGCTGTGGCCGGCATCAACATCATTTACAATCAAAGCACCAATCGTAACTTGTATCAGATCAATACCAGAGCCAATGATCAAATTGATTTAGTATTTGGTGACGGTAGTTTTGCCAACATTCCGCAGGGAAATTTCCAATTATTTTATCGAGTCAGCAACGGATTAAATTATAAAATTACTCCCGACGAAATGCAAAACATTGTGATTGCTTTAAACTATGTCAGTAAGAGCAACAGAGTAGAAACGCTGACTGTACGTGCCAGTTTATACTACACAGTGACCAATGCTGCCACAAGAGAACTAGTGGACGACATTCGTGTAAAAGCACCACAGCAGTACTATACACAGAACAGAATGATCACAGGTGAAGACTATAATCTTTTCCCGTACACCAACTTCAGTAGCATTTTAAAAGTCAAGGCAGTGAACAGAACCAGTTCCGGTATCAGTAGATATCTAGATGTGCTGGATGTCACTGGAAAATATTCCAGTACCAACATGTTTGGTACAGATGGTTGGTTGTATAAACAAAATTCTGTGCCCAGCTCAACGTTTGGCTTTGCATCAACCAACGACATAAACAATGTAATTTACAACACAGTAATACCTATTTTAAACAGTACAGAAGTTAAGCATTTCTATTATGCCAATTACACAAGATATACACCTGCTGTGACCACCACGTGGACACAGGCCACGGCCAATTCTGGTAGCAGCACTGGTTACTTGACCAACGGAACTGTAATTCAAACGGTTGGATACGTAACCAACACCAACTTTAAATATATCACTAACGGAACACTATTAAAATTCACAGCCGGCACAGGAAATTATTTCAATGCACAAAACGTAATAGTGTCTGGTACTCCGGTATATGAAAATGATAAAAAATATATTTGGGTAGCAGTGGCATCTGTTGCCAACAGTAATACATTACAAATAACACAAAACATACCCACAGGTGCTGTGCTTGAAAGTATTATTCCTGTGTTTAAAAATGATTTCAGTAACTTGGCATTTGTTAGCACCATGGTTAATTTGATAAAGAGTTATAAAAACTTTGGAATCAGATACGATGTACCCTCACAAACTTGGAAAATTATTGCACCAGCCGATTTAAACACTACCTCGGCATTCAGCTTGGCCAATACAGGTGATACCACGGGTGGGGGACTAGACAGCAGTTGGATAGTATCCTTTGCCTACAACGGTGTCAACTACAATCTAGCCCATCGTAATTTAAAATATGTATTTGAAAGTTTAGAACAAACACGTTTTTACTTTGATCCAAAAGTAAAAGTATTTGACAGCAAATCCGGAGCAACTGTGATTGATCAGGTATCGATATTAAAAAACAACACAGCACCTGACAGTTTAACCACAGCATTGGGACAAGATCAATTATGGTACATTTACAACAATGTTGTCACAGCGGATGGAAGAATTGACTATACACAGGTATTGGTTACTTTTAGTGCTGTCAACAATGACGGTGTTCCTGATGATCCAGATATTTTTACCAATGTTGCCAACACTGCAACCACAGGTAAGTATGTATTTTTTCAACAGGTCACTGATGCCAACACCAACGTTGGAAACTTTTTAACAGCCGCTCCGGTTGACAACAGCTTGATAGTGACAACCTATACCACTCAAAGTGCTATATTAACCAATCAAAATTTATATGTTGATGGGCAAGTATTTTATGCCACCAGCGAAGATAAATTTTATGTACTGTCAATTTCTGCTGCTGGAAACCGTACACTTGCACAGTCTACCAGCTACATAGCCGAAGTTGGAAGACAAAAGTTAAACTTCCAGTATAGACACAACAGCCCAAACACACGCCGTATAGATCCCAGTCCCAACAATATTATGGACTTGTATTTGTTGACCACAGACTATACCACCGATTACACAGCATGGGTAAGAGATACTACCAATACCTTGACAGAACCAGCACTGCCAACCAATGAAGAATTAAAATTAACCTATGGTTCTGGTGCCACCAGCTTAGAAAATTACAAAGCACTCAGTGACACAATCATTTATAACCCTGGCAGATATAAGCCGGTGTTTGGCGCCAAGGCAGACTCAGCACTGCAAGCCACATTTAAAGTGGTTAAAAATCCAAATTTAACCATCAGCGATAATGATGTAATCAGTGGAGTGATTGCTGCAATCAACACTTATTTTGACACAGCCAATTGGAACTTTGGCGAGACATTTTATTTCAGTGAACTAGCTACTTATTTGCATAACACACTGGCACCAAACGTGGCCAGTATTATTATTGTGCCAGCCAACACTGATGTGGCGTTTGGTGGACTCATGCAGATTAATTCCAATCCAGATGAAATTATCATAAGTTGTGCCACAGCCAGCAATGTACAAATCATCAGTGCCATAACTGCTGCACAAATTAATCAGACCTTGGCCGGGTCAAACACAATCGTATAATCGGGAACAGCAATGGCATCAATAAAAACTGCAAATTTTTTACCTGAAGTATTTAGGACAGACACCAATCGTAAGTTCTTGGGTGCTACCCTGGACCAATTGGTTACTCCGCCAGACTTGAGAAAAGTCAATGCTTATGTGGGTCGTAAATTTGCACCAACGTATCAAAATTCCAATAACTACCAGCCTGAGAGCAGTGCGTTAAGACAGAATTATCAACTAGAGCCCAGTGTAGTAGTTAAAAATAAAACTGGCACAGTGGAATTTTTTAGCAGTTATATTGATTTAATTAATCAAATTGGATACAGTGGCGGCTTTGTCAACGATCACAGTAGATTGTTTTCCAGTGAAACTTATAGTTTTGATGGCTTATTTGATTTTGACAAATTTGTAAATTTTAATCAATACTATTGGTTAACCGACGGACCAACCACAGTGGAAGTGTTTGGTGCCGGTGTGGATCAAACTCAAACTTTCACCGTGACAAGAGATGCCGGCAATGGAGCCTATCGTTTTTCTGGATCAGGGTTGGCAAAAAATCCAGCCGTGCGGTTAGCCCGTGGCGGTACTTATCAGTTTGTAGTAAATCAACCTGGTTATCCTTTTTGGATTCAAAGCACTATAGGCACATCGGGATTAAAAAACAATCAAAGTAATTTAAGCAGTAGAGACATCTTGGGAATAGAAAACAATGGCACCGATGTGGGCACCATTACATTTCGAGTTCCGCAATCCACAGCACAAGATTATTACATTTACATGCAATACCCCAATAATGATATTGGGTCGGGCACTGTGGATACTTCAACTGATTTGCATTACAATCAAATTCAAGGCGCCACGCTTAGCCAATTGGCGGCCCTGGGCGGACTTGACGGAGTAAAATCGCAGTTATTGGGTAAAACTTTTATCTTTACCAACAGTGATATTGATGATGCCTATTGGACAGTCGACGGAAACACTGTACCCAAAGCCACACGTAGGAATGTTTGGCAAATTCAAGCTGTTGATCCATTGGCCCAAGACCCGGTTATTAGTTTGATATCAATCACCACTGTGACAAAAAATCAAAAAATTTATGTAGCCAGTGGACAAAACTATGCAGAATATAGTTTTTATTTAGACCAACAGTTTCTTACGTACAAACAAATTCCAAACATCACAGCACCGTTGTCTACCATTTATTATCAAGATGGTGTCAGTGCCGGATATGCGGGACAATTTAATCTTGTTGCAATTGATGACAACACATTAAAAGTTGATGATGACATTGTGGGTAAAGCAGATTATACCAGCCCCAACGGTGTTGTATTCACCAACGGATTAAAAATTCAATTTGATGCCAGTGCTGTGCCTGCCACTTATGCCAACAACGCATATTATGTTGAGGGTGTAGGAACTGCTATACAATTATTATTAGCAACAAATTTTCAAACACCGGAGCCATATGCTGCCAACGGCATTGGCACTCCGGACTACATTACAATCAATCGTGCCAGTCAAGATTTAAATCCGTGGACACGTAGTAATCGTTGGTTCCACATTGATGTTATCAAAGCCGCAGCCTCTTACAACAACGAAGTACCAGTATTTGACCAAAACGTCAGAGCCAACCGTCCCATTATTGAATTTGAAGCTGATTTGCAACTTTATAATTTTGGACGTGTGGCAAAAACTCCAGTAGACATATTTGACTTGACTACAACAGATGCACGTAACACAGTTGAGCTTAGTGGGTCGTTTCAATTAAACGGGGTCTCATTACAAAACGGGCAACGTGTGGTGTTTGCCAATGATTTTGATCCCACAGTGAGAAATCAAATATTTGTTATCAACATTTCGGAGATCAGTCAAACTCCTGTTATTACTTTAAGTCTGGCAGAAGACAGTGAGACCAGCACTTACAATAATTTAATTGTGTTACAAGGAGCCAACAAAGGCACAGAATATTGGTTCAACGGTAGCAACTGGATTGCAGGGCAACAAAAGACTGGGGTCAATCAAACTCCCATGTTTGATGTATACGACGGCAATGGCATCAGCCTGGGCGACGTTACAATATATCCCGCATCTACTTTTGCTACTGCTACTAATAATCTTGGAACTGTTGTTGGAGGAACAAAAATCTTTTCATACCAACCAGGCACTGGTGTTGATGACCAAATCTTAGGTTTCCCTTTGAGTTATAGAACATTTAATCAAGTTGGTGATATACAGTTCAATAACAATTTTGATACAGATGTATTTTCATACACAGCCGCCTCTGCCACACAAACAGAAAATATTCATTCTGCGGGCACACTAAGAAAAAATTCTGGACTTGTTGCCAGTGCCGCAAGAAATTCGTGGGCCAAAGTTACTGAACCCAGCCGTCAGTATCAGCTGATAAGTGGAGTGTATGATGGTGTAAATCGTTATTTTGAAATTGACATACGACCTGAAGCTAGAACCACAATACCTTATTTTAAAGTTTTTAAAAACTTTGTCGAATTGACCACTGCACAATTTCAAACAGTATCAGCCGGTGTTAAACTGTATGTAAAAATAACAGACTCCACCTTGGCCATTGACGATAAAATAGATATTTTGATTTACAGCAAAACAGTCAGTGCCTTGGGTTATTATCAAGTTCCGGATAACCTAAACTTCAACACTGAAAACACTAATTTTTCTAGTTTAACTTTGGGACAGTTGCGTAACCACTTGGTAACATTGGTGTCCAACAGCAATCAAGTCACAGGTTCAGCATTTGGTGCTAATAATCTCAGAGATAGACCCATCAAAGCTCAAGGCGGAAATATTTTACAAAACGCCAGCCCAGTGTTGTACAGTGAATTATTTTTAGTTGATCCCGAAATTAATTTCTTAAAAGGCTTAGAACTGGCCAGACACAATTACGGCAGAATTAAAAACAAAATACTTGAATCGGCTGTTAAATTAAAAACCATTGACACCAACGACATTCCAGGCATGTTGGACTCTATATTGTTGACTATTAACAGTGTTAAGAACAGCTCGTTCCCGTGGTATTATAGTGACATGGTTCCATATGGTCCGTTAAAAAATACTATTACTTACACAGTGATTGATGCTGAACAGATAGATTACGAAATAACAAACATTTTTGTTGATACTGAGTTGAGCAATCAATCGGTACTGGTATATGTCAACAATGTGCAATTGACCAAAGGTCAAGACTATGTGTTTGATACCACACGTGCCGGTATTACGTTTAAAATCTCATTGGCTGTGGACGATGTAATTACAATCAACGAGTACAGTGACACTGACGGAAATTATATTCCTGAAACTCCGACTAAATTAGGATTGTATCCTAAATTTACTCCTAAAATTTATTTAGATGAAACTTATGTCGATCCTATCAATGTAATACAAGGACATGACGGCAGTATAACACCAGCATTTAACGATTTCAGAGATCAATTGCTGTTGGAATTTGAATTGCGTATTTACAACAATATCAAAATTGATGCCACTGTGGTCAGTAACAACATCTATGACACAGTTCCGGGAAAATTTCGTACAACAGATTACACCAATGCAGAGTTTACAAGATTATTAAGCAGAAGCTTTTTGCAATGGGTTGGTGCCAATAGAGTTGACTTTACCAGTAATACGTATTTTGTTGGAGACGATCCATTCACTTGGAACTTCAGCAGATTCTTTGACACAGTCAACGGAGAAGCCTTGCCGGGAACTTGGCGTGCCATTTATCAATATTTTTACGACACTGTAGCCCCTAACACAGCACCGTGGGAAATGTTGGGCTTTAGCGAACAACCCCTTTGGTGGGAAACACGTTATGGTGTTGCACCCTACACCGGTGGAAATTTAGTATTATGGGGCGACTTAGAAGTTGGCTATGTTTGGAACAACGGTGACAGTTATACTGATGCAAGATTTGCACGTCCGGGATTGTTGAGTATTATCCCTGTAGACGAAAACGGCAATTTACGCAATCCTGCACAATTTTTAGTAAAGTCTTTCAACAGTAACCAAGCCAATGGCAGTTATGCAGTGGGACAACAAGGTCCAGTAGAAACAGCTTGGCGTCGCAGTAGCGATTATCCTTATGCTGTGCAAGAAGCCATTGCACTGGCAAGACCAGGATATTTCTTTGGTACCTTGATGGATGTCACTAGATATTACAAAGATACCATGCTGGATCAATATGTATTGAGTGACAGTTTGCAACGCATAACTCCGGGGGCAATTCGTATTAATGGCCAAAGC